GGACCGGTAGCACCAGGGACGTGGCCCCTTTTTGGCGGGTTTTAGAGTCCAATTCACCCATGGCAAAAAAGCTGAGTTTTGATCCGGCCTGGATTGACTTACAACGGGAAATTGAATCTTGAGAAGTCTGCCACAGTCAGCATAGAACATCATCGCATGCACCGTGTCGAGGCCGTCCATTCGCTAATCGGTACGGTGGCAAAACCCCGATTTTTCGCCACGCCCCTCCTGCCGTGCCACGGCCAAAAAGTCAGGAGGTTCTGAGACGAAACGGGGTTTGAGACGGATTTCGGGGGTGGTTGGCCATGGGGTCAGTCAGGAGCCCATAGCAAAAAGCCCCGCGTGGTGCGGGGCTCTGAGCGCCTGACAACCCGACTGAGCGAGTTAGCAGGTCTTGTTCTGGCGGAGCAGTGAAGATGGCCCCACCAACCTGCTCAGGTCCGGATGCATCGTTTTTTGATGGGGTCGGGGATTCGAACTACCCCTCCCGGATGGGGCAGCTTTCGACCCTTCGCCGACTCTCGCATGAGGCAGCAACAACATCAGCTATCCGATCCAAAGCAGTCGCTAAAGGTCAGAAAAAATTTCTTGCCTAAATAAATGCTCTTAACACTGGCCTTTAAGCAAGCGCAACCCGTTGAATACGACTGGCAAGCATGGCCCTCAAGCCCGTTTAGCCAGCATGAAAGCTTTGGAGCTGCAACTGATGGCGCTAAGCTATCAGTGCTCGGCGCCGCATAGCAGGCCGAATGAGGCATCCTGCATGACTTGGTGGCAGCAGCCCATGGGAAACTTGTGCCTGTCATCAACCGGGAACGAATGGTTGATGTAGCGCTCGCCACCGGTATGAGCAGTGCAGAGAGTCAAATCGACGCTTAAACCACCGGCGTCGGCGTATATCCTGCCTCGACGATTACCTCACGAATCTCTTGAAAAGTCGCTCCAACCGGCACCACGGAGACCAGGTGCTGCTGAATGTCGATAGTGACCTTTGCCGCGCTATCCAGGTCTTTCAATGCCTTGCTGATGAGGCCCGCGCAATGGCCGCAGGTCATGTCTTTTACTTCAAAGGTAATCATGGTGTTTCTCCTTGTGGGTGTTTGAACAAGAAACACCACTCTGAGCCTTCCCATTGTGGCAATGTCAAGTAAAACTACAGACGCAAAAAAATAGCACCAAGGCGCTTGACCTTCCCATTATTGGAACCCTCACCATCGGTTCATCGTAACCTTTGGGAAATTCCAATGTCCGCCACCTCACAATCCGCTTCAGCAATCGAAATAAGGCTCGGCATCGTCGGGATGACCTGTGCTTCCTGCGTTTCTCGTGTCGAAAAGGCACTACAGAAGACCCCCGGTGTAACTGACGTCAGTGTCAATCTGGCCACCGAGGAGGCGTCGATAAAAACCACGCCGGATGTTGCGATTCCTGCTTTGGCCGAAGCAGTCTACAAGGCGGGATACCAGGCTAAAACTGAGTCAGTCGAACTTCAGGTCGAAGGCATGACGTGCGCCTCCTGCGTCGGCCGCGTCGAGAAAGCTTTACTCAAGGTGCCCGGGGTGTTGAAAGCGTCCGTCAACCTGGCCACCGAAAAGGTAACGGTCGAGACCTTATCCGGGGTGACTTTTACCATGTTGGCCGCAGCGATAAGCAAAGCGGGTTACACCGCCAATCCGCTCACCGAGCAAGCACAGGAGTCGCCACGCAGTCATCTCCCCGATTGGTGGCCAATTTTCCTTAGCACCTTGCTGACGCTGCCATTGATGGCGCCCATGCTGCTCGAACTCTTCGGAATTGAGTGGATGCTAGACGGCTGGGTACAAATGGTATTGGCTAGCCCGGTTCAGTTTTGGCTAGGTTGGCGTTTCTACCTGGCTGGATGGAAGGCCGTCAAGGCGCGGGCAGGCAACATGGATTTGCTGGTCGCACTGGGCACCAGCGCTGCCTACGGCCTCTCGGTCTATCAGCTGATTCAGAGCGGCGATGAAGGTGCTGTCCATCTCTACTTTGAGGCCTCGGCAGCGGTCATCACCCTTGTCCTTTTGGGCAAATGGCTGGAGACTCGTGCCAAACGACAAACTGCGGATGCCATTCGTGCCTTGAATGCGCTTCGCCCCAGTGTTGCCAGGGTTCTGGTCGGTGACGAAGAGGTGGCGACGCCGGTCGAAAGCTTGGCCATCGGCGACCTCGTCGTTATCCGCCCAGGTGAGCGGATTACCGTCGATGGTGAAGTGGTCAGTGGGCAAAGCCACGCGGATGAAGCGCTCATCACCGGTGAAAGCCTGCCTGTCTCGAAGAGCGTGGGCAACAAGGTGACGGGTGGTTCGGTAAATGGCGAGGGGCTACTGCACGTCCGCACCGCGGCCATCGGCGCGGAGACGACCCTGGCCCGTATCATTCGCATGGTCGAATCTGCCCAGGCTGCCAAGGCGCCAATTCAACGCATCGTGGACCGTGTCAGTGCTATCTTTGTGCCGGTAGTGTTGGTGATTGCCGTGGCCACCTTCGCTGGCTGGATGTTTTACTCAGGAAACTGGGAACAGGCCTTAATCAATGCGGTTGCCGTCCTGGTCATCGCCTGTCCATGTGCGCTGGGCTTGGCCACTCCCACCGCCATCATGGCCGGCACCGGTGTGGCCGCTCGCCAAGGCATTCTGATCAAGGATGCCGAAGCCCTAGAAGTAGCGCATTCAGTCACGACAGTGGCATTCGACAAGACCGGCACGCTAACTGAGGGCAAGCCGTCACTTGCTGCATTTGAACCGGTTGGCGTCATTTCGAAAGATACGCTGTTGGGTATCGCTGGAGCCCTCCAACAAACCAGTGACCATCCTTTGGCACATGCAGTAATGGAGAAAGTGCGTGAATTGGGCGTTACCCTGCCACGTGTCAGTGATGCCAAGGCGTTACCAGGACGCGGTATCCAAGCCAAGTTGGGAACGGGATTGATGCTCCTCGGCAGTTCGCGGCTCCTGCATGAACATGGCGTCTCTGCCGGTGAGCTTGGTCCTGTTGCGATACAACTGGAAAGCGAAGGTAAAACCATCTCGTGGTTGATGCATCAAAAGGGCACGACCTCTGAACTGCTAGGACTCTTTGCCTTTGGCGACACCATAAAACCGGCCTCTTACCAGGCGATCGCCAGGTTACGTCAGCTCGGTATCAAGACGGTCATGCTCACGGGGGACAACCAGGGAAGTGCCGAGGCAGTAGCAAGGGAATTAGGCATCGATGAGGTGTGTGCCCAGCTTCTTCCGGGTGACAAGGCCAACATCATCCAGGGACTTCGTGGCAAGGGGCACATTGTTGCGATGGTCGGTGACGGACTGAACGATGCGCCAAGCCTGGTGGCAGCCGATGTCGGACTAAGCATGTCGACCGGGACGGATGTTGCCATGGAAGCAGCAGGTATCACGCTGATGCGTGGCGACCCTCGATTGGTGGCTGACTCGTTCGATGTCTCGCGTCGTACCTACAGCAAAATCAAGCAGGGCTTGTTCTGGGCCTTTGCCTACAATGTGCTAGGTATTCCTCTGGCAGCTTTGGGGATGCTGAATCCGGTCGTTGCCGGAGCCGCCATGGCGTTCAGCAGCGTTAGTGTGGTAACCAATGCGCTGCTGCTGCGTAATTGGCACGGCGCAACGACTTCATAAGCACATGGAGAACGACTCAATGAATATCGGTGAAATGGCGAAAGCGGCTGGTGTGTCGGCCAAGATGATTCGGCATTACGAAAGCATCGGGCTGCTATCGCCGGCTAGCCGGAGCGATTCAGGCTATCGTCGGTATGGCGAGAAAGACGTCGGTAACCTCCAATTCATCCGACATGCTCGTGACCTCGGGTTTTCGTTAGAGGAAATCAAAAACCTACTTGGGCTATGGCAAGACCGGACTCGTCCAAGCCGCGAGGTGAAATCGCTTGCTCAGCAGCATTTGGATTTTCTGGATAAGAAGCTTGAGGAAATTTTGTCAATGAAAACGGCATTGGCGCACTTGATCAGCTGTTGCCATGGGGATGAACGGCCGGATTGTCCGATTTTGGAAGGCCTCGCGGGAGCCAAGGGAAAAGTTTGACGGCAATTCGTTATTCATCCACGAGCAACGAGCTTGTAGAGGCAGTTGGTAGACCTAAAGCTGCCATGCATGCACCGGCGGTCGAGAAGCTGGTTTTGGCCGAAAGCCGCCTAACCACGCTGAGAAAAAGCGCCCGGCCAACTGGTATGAACTTGTATGAAATCACCCCATACAGGCACCGAGGCACATGGCCACACCTCTTCTGCGACGCCACGGCCGGAAGGCACCCGCGATGTTCTGGATGTTCTGGCCAGCAGCATTGCCAAACTGGAGGTCAGCAGGCCCGCATTCCGAATCCCGGCTCCAGGGGTCCCGGCCGAGCCTGCGAGAGAACTCTTGACCGAAAAGATGCTGGCCGATCGCTGGGTCTGCTCAGTCGCGCGCCTTCAGCGCTGGCGCACTGTCGGCGAAGGGCCGCCGTACCTGAAGATCGTTGGGAAGGTCCTGTACCGACTCAAGGACATTGAGGCCTACGAGGAAGCCAGCCTGGTCCGGAAGGTGTTCTAGGAGGGCTTTGGAAGGCCCCGAACGGATTGGAAATTGTTCGAATGACTTGGAATCAGTTCGAATGAGTCTTGGCGGGCGACTAATTACTACAGCAATAATTCGCTCGGGTCCACGGAACCCCTGACTTTAGACGGGCTTCAGGATTCGAACAAAAACTCGCTCAGTCAGGCTCGGGACCGGAAAGCAACAAGATTTTCTGCTTGTGGTTTGTGGCGCTACGCGCTACAGTCCGTCGGTGATCAAGTCGTTCAGACACAAGGGCGTCGAGCGCTTCTTCCGAACCGGCAGTAAAGCCGGTATTCAAGCGGCACATGCCGCCCGGCTCGGTCGGCAACTCGCCTTTTTGAGTAGCGCAAAAGCGCCTGCGGATATGAACGTTCCCGGTTGGAATCTGCATCCCCTCAAAGGGAAGCTTGATAACCACTGGAGCATCAGTGTCAGTGGCAATTGGCGGCTGACATTTATGTTTGAGAACGGCGACGTCGTACTGGTCGACTATCAGGACTACCACTGAGGTTTTTTTATGAACGCAATGCACAATCCCCCTCACCCGGGCCTCACGCTTCGGGATGACGTACTTCCCGCCCTTGGCCTGCACGTTGGTGAAGCGGCCGCTCAACTTGGTGTCGACCGCACAACCCTCTCGAAGGTACTCAACGGTCGTGGCGCAATCAGTCCGGCAATGGCGCTACGCATTGAACGCTGGCTCGGGCGCGATCGCGGCGGTGCCGCGGAGGTGTGGCTTGCGCAGCAGACCGCCTATGATCTTTGGCAAGCCAGATTGGCGCTCAAGAAGTCCAAGACTTTGCAGGCGGTAAAATCTGCGGCAAAGCGCGCAGCGTGAAGCATCAGCGGAGAGGGTGACATTGACGCGAACCCTCCATCGCCCCTTTGTGGGGCGCTCGGGAAGTAGTGATCGTTAAACTAGTTCGTCCCGTTTTTTTCTCCTTATTTTGATGACGTAAGAGATTCGAACTCATCGCCGGCATGAGTCGCCTTGCACCGCTAAGCGGGTGCTGACGTAGAGAGGGGTTAGCTTGTCACGGCAGGACAGTCCCTGCTTTCATTTGCCTTTCGGCCTTGCCTTTATGGTTTCAATAATAGTCGTCGCCGGACGCCGCCGCGCTTCCTTGAGCGATACAAATTGCCCGGACTTCGCGTCGCGACCAGCTTTGCGACTACCGGAACCACCCTTTTTCAACTTGCTCATAAGCAACTCCAATTTTGGTTGACTGACGAAACCGGCTTAGTTTACATTAAATACCGAAATTTTAAAAAAACAACCGTTAAGGATACCAACGAAGTCATGCTCGCGGACCGCCTAAAACTTGCGCGGAAAAAGACTGGGATGTCCTTACGGGATCTGTCAGAGGCGATGGGTAACGTCGTCTCTGCGCAGGCGATTGGCAAATATGAACGCGGCGAAAGCATTCCAAGCTCCGGGGTGCTGCTAGCGCTTTCGAAGGCGCTAAATGTGTCCCTGACCTATCTGCTCGATACTCAAGATGCCTCGCTTGCAGGCATTGAATTCCGATCCAAGGCAAGTACGACGGCACGTGATCGCGCTAATGTCGAGATCGAATTAGTGGAGTGGATCGAGCGATACCTGCAAATTGAGTTAATTCTTGACCTAGATAGCGCACATTGGGAGCGCCCGCTGGCGAAACCACGCAAGCTCAGAAACATAACCGACGCGGAGAAACTCGCCGACGACATTCGCGATGAGTGGCAGTTAGGTCTCGACCCGATTCCAAATATGACCGAACTCCTGGAGGAGAAAGGCCTGAAAGTTCTGACCGTCCAACTCCCGGCGCGGGTCTCAGGCCTCACCTGTCTCGTGCATCGGCCACGAGGTCAGGCTCCCCTCCCGGTCATTGTCGTCAATAGTCGCTTCACGCTCGAGCGTAGGCGACTCACGTTGGCTCATGAGTTAGCTCATCGACTTTTCGATACCGACTGCCTTGACGCCAAAGCCGCGGAAAAAGCTGCAGACTTGTTCGCTGGTGCTTTTCTAATGCCAGGGGAGCATCTACTCCGCGAAGTAGGCAAACATCGCAATGCGTTCGGATACAACGAGATCATTGACCTCAAGCGCCTCTATCGCGTGAGCGGCGCGGCACTATTGACGCGGCTGCGACAACTTAATGTGATCTCGCAATCCACACTTGTTTATGCTTGGCAGACGATCGCGCGTGGCTGGCGAACGCAGGAGCCGAATCCATTAGAGGGACCCGACGAGATCGGGCAGCATGAGAAAGCGCGGCGGTTCAGCCGCCTATGCTATCGAGCGCTTGCGGAGAACTTGATCTCAGTAGCCAAGGCGTCGGAGATGCTGCGCGTGCCTGTACAAGAAGTGGAACTCGGACTGAAAGGACCACGCGCGGATTATGCGGATCGTTGTCAGTGACAGCAGCTGCCTGATCGATCTCCGTAAGGCGTCCCTCCTTGATGACCTTATGAAGCTTCCTCACAAGCTCTTGATCCCGAACACGCTCTTCGAGGACGAGCTTCTTAAGTTCACGTCCACGCAGAAACTCACGTTAATCCAAGGCGGCCTAGAGGTGATCGACCTGCCCAGCGAAGGTGTCACGCGCGCGATCGAGGTCCGTCGGGAGGTTCCGCGTCTATCGATCCACGATAGCTTCGCTTTCGCCCTTGCGGAGCGACATGCGGGATCGATCTTGCTATCAGGAGACGGTGCGCTTCGCGGCTATGCGACATCGCGCGCAATTGAGGTGCGAGGCGTTCTTTGGATACTCGACGAATTACATCTGCACGGAATAGTACCTGCGAAGGTAATTCTAGAAGCCCTAGAATACTTCTCTACGGACGAGACCGTCCGGCTACCGCAACGTGAAATTACCAATTTCATTCGACGCTATCAATGCTTGCGATAAAGCGGCGCCGCCAGGAATTAGTCACGGAACGACCTAGCGTCCGACCTCTGAAGCAAGAGGTTCGACGTGAAGGAGCAGCATCGCTGCAGTGAATCAAGACGCGAGAGACGATCGTTGTTGTATGTCCTAGTTGACCCAAGGCTAGGCGTCATCGCAGCGAACCGCCCGCGCCCTCTGCGCTCATATCGAAGTCTCGACGAGCGTCCTCGAATCTAGTAAAGACCGTACGTGAGCGATCGGTGAGGGTCATTCGGCCTGTTGTTTTTCTGTCGGTCCAGTACTCTGCAGTTAATGTCGTTGGTATTCCCTTGAACTCACCGTGAGAGTCGATCACGACCGCGCCAAGGTGCATATTGCTGGTGGAACTGCGCAGATGGACGTTAGGCTTGTTCGTGTAGACGCCAACGATCTGATATCCGTTCTGGCTCGGTGAAGAACGTATGCTATGGGCCACGAACCACGACTCGGAATCTGGCGTCATGAAGTGCATTTGCAACGCGGATAGCGTTTGCTCGACTCCCATAAAACCAGTAATGGGAGGAATGGTTACGCCTGAAATTGGGTCGATCCAGTCGGAATGCAGCTCTACCTTCCAAGTTCCTCGGAGATTGGGCCGATTAACGAACCAACCATGAAGCCACCGCTGGCGCCATAGTACATGCTCAAGTAACAGAGCTGCCAGCGCAAGAACACCGACCACAGTTCCAAAAGGCGTCAAGTGTGCGAGGGTCAGCGGCACGCCTTGAAAGTGGAGCACTGCCGCCCATGCCATGGCCGCCACGCCCAAGAACACGCTAATTTGCAGCCGTGTGAAATTCATTCAGCGAACCCCGATGTAGTCCCATGCGGTATTCACAAAGGAATGAGCTTGTTGAAGCTTCGCAGATGGCGCGTCAAGAAACAGGGACTTTAGTTCGCTTACCTCACTCCACCCCGAGCAGGTTTCGATTGTCTTGGTTTTCGACCATATATACAGCAGCGCCGCCTGCACGTTGGCGTCCCAAGTATCGTGAACAAGGTCGGCGTTCGGTACGTTCCAGACCATACACTCGACAAGGAACCCAGGGATCGACTGCGCCTCCGGAACTCCGCGTTCAAGCAAAACGTGCTTCAGCGTCTTTAGTATCCTTACGACTCCCTTATAGGTTCGAGATGTAGCCTCGTTCTTGCGCACCCCATTTTCGTAGTGCTGGGGTGGCCAATGAGGATCATCGTAGAGACGTTCAGGCCAATTCACTATAGCCCGGCCCGTATCGGGATTAAGCTGCGTGCCGCATATGTACGAGCCGTTCTCTCGATAGCAGCGGTGGACAAACAACGGGACCACATCTGCATCGACTCTGTACGTGTTTTCGTGAACATCGAATGCCTTATTGCCGCGCGCGACTGACGACTGACCGAATCGCGCCACGAGGGCCTTCTCAATTCGGTTCTTGAACTCGGAGTAGTGGTAGGTTCCTGTAGTGTTGCCGAAGTCTTCCTTAGTTTTGCCCAGCGGATATTCAGAGTAGAAGGCGTTTCCAACGTACAGAACGCCTATGTCGACATCGCTATCTTGTCGAATATTGACTCGGTTCCGATACGATCCTTGGACGAACACTCTGGCGTGTTCCGCAAGAAAGTCGTCCGCGTCGAGTGCCTTCCGAATCGCGGAAATCGCGTTCTCGATCTTGTCCGCCTCGGTCTGACTGGGAGGCTTTGACCAAGCGATGAAAATGTCTTCCCAATCAGTACTCACTGTTCCGCCCCAATGCAATCCATAGAGCTTGCGCCTAGCGTCACATAAAAACCACAACCGAAAGGCCGACGCGACCCACCTCTTCCGCAGCTCTTCCTATCGCTGAGTTTACCAAGCGTTGATTACTTTGGCCGTATTACAAATAGTCGCCGTTCCGCGTCTCGCCTTGCAACGAGCCCCGGGAGGATCCGACCGCCGCCGTACACCCAGCGTTTGAGTTCTTCCGCAGCCGCGGGCCACATACGTTGATTGATACGACGACGCAGGGTCGATGATTGCAGTCGCCCTGCCCCAAGGTTGAAGGTGAAATCCACGATCGCAGCAAGCTTCCCGGAACCCTCCGTCGCAAGCACGGGGCAGTAAAGCAATGTCGCTTGAAGGGCTGTTTGCAGATCCTCTGCGAGATAGGATTCGGCCTCCGCCTCGGTGATCGGCGGGTGATCGGACTTACACAGCCGCCCGTAGCCGATCGTCCAATATCCTGCCGGGCAGATATACGGATGCGCCCTGCTCGGATCGGACCGGGGCACGCGGTGAAACCCCTCAAAACGCTTGGCGAGTTCAACGGCCTCGTACGGGACGGCGATCACGGGCGGATACGATCAAAGACGCGACCCAAGAACCAGAAATTTAGTACGCCGGCCCAAAGCGCCTGATCGGCATCGGTCCACGCGGCTGCTATCGTCGCCGCCCAAGTTGCCTCGGCTGACAGGGCAGCAAAGAAAGCTGCCGTTTTCGCTGCGCAATACAGACCCATAAACCAGTAGGTGATCACCGGTCTGACACTCGCCGAGAGTGCATCCACCCATTTGGCACCGGACAGACGGCTCTGGCCGGCAATGGACTCTTTAAGCGCCTCGATGGCTCCGGTGTTCCATGCGGCATCGGCGGACGCGCCGATTTCAGCCATTCGCTGTGCTCCGCGCAGTTTCTCAAACTCCAGCGCTTTGTCCTGCATCGCAAGTTCATGCCCTCGCTCGCCCTTTCGGTCGAGCCACTTGAGCACTTCAGGCGCAAGACGAAAAACACCGCCCAATGCACCGCCCAACAGTGTCTCAATCATTGAGGCTCTCCCATCAGGCGAAACTTGATCGCCGCACCCACCAGGAGCGCCGCCAAGAAACCAGTTGTCACCACCTTGATGACGGTTTGCCACGCAGTCCGCCGAGCCTCACGCCATGATTCGATGAGACTGCGAAGATCCCGAATGTCCTCAGCGGCATGGCCGTTCTCCAAGCCGAGCGAAGCGAGCGCGTTCTCTGCGCCTCGCTGCGCGGCGCGGGCAAGTAGCTCATCGAGATCCTCGGCGCGCAGCACAAGCGGGCTGTCGTCACGAGAGCGAATCTGAACATCGTTCATCGACTGTCTCCAAAAAATAAAACCCGCCTTGAGGGCGGGTTGAGTAAAGCCATTTCCTGAAACTTCTTAGATGGCGATTCCGGTGCTCCAGCCGGCGCTCTTGTAGGCACTGAGCACATTCTCGTCCTCGATAAAGGCTGTCCAACCAACTTTTGGGACGAAGAACGACCACGCAGCCTCGATCCGAACGGCCACCTGCCCTGCCTTTCCCGCCCATGCGCCAGTTGGACTCGCCGCGACGATGTACCGATCGCCGTTAGCCGGAGATGCTGGGGGCGTCGCCAGAGCACGAGACTTCACCGAGAGCTGCAAGATCGCATCCAACAGCTTCAAGTTGGTGTCCATGCCACTGTTCCAGCCGGACTCGCGAAAGGTCCATCCGTAACTCATGCCTAGGTTGGGACCGGTCGATGCTGCCATCTCACTCTCCGTATGTTGCGCCGTAGAACATCCCGTAGCCGCGACACTCCGGGATCGAAATCTGTTGAGCCTGCCAACTCGTATGGCCGTCGCGCACCGCCTCGAGCTTGATGAGGAGCGACTCGTTCGGGCGCCCAAGGCCGCTCTCGCTGACCTCCGTGGCGATCGGGTAAGTCCAACTCGTACCGGTGAGACCCGACTCCGTATGCCGCAGGCTCCCCGCTTCGCCGTAGATACGCACGGTGTAGGTCGTTCCGGTTTCAGGACCGATACTCGACTCGCTCTGCGTTACGAGGTATGCCGTCTGCAGCAAGCGGCTTCGATGAGCCCAAGACACGGTCATGGCTCCGGTAATGAAGCTCCCGCTGTAGTCAGAGCCGTTTACCCGTACGCGCCCGGGTGGATACGGCCGGATCTGTCGTTTGGCGAACGTGTAGTTCAAGGCCGTCGCAGACCCTTCGGCGAAGGTTCCGATCCCTGTCGAGGGCAGCACCTTGGCTTGCAGGCTCTCGCCATCGAGATACTGAGTGTTCGTGAAAAACTGCGCGCCCTCGATGAAGGTCATTCGCGCACCGGCTGCATGGGCAGCCGGGACGGTATCGAGTACGCCGCGATCCACCGTCACGGCACCGGTGCTGGCGTTGAGCGTTTTCACGGCGACGAACTCCTGATCAATCATCGCGTACGTGTTCAACTGAACGAGATCCAGATCCGCTCGGTTGGTAAGCGTCAACGCCGTCTCGGTTTGCCCGATGGCATTGACGAGCAACCCTGAGGGCGCGAAATCACCCACACCGACCTTGGCGAATGCGGCAGAGCCCTGTCGGGTCATGACGGTGTAGTTGATGGACGCACTGGAGGGGCGCGGTGAATACACCGCGAGCACCCCGCCCAGAGGATCAACTTCCCTCTGCGCCGTCGCCGACTCTCCGGTGATCTCGCGGATAATGGTCCAGTAAGGCAACTCCCCGACCGCCGCATTTGTCGCCGCGACGGGCGCCTGCCGCGGATCGACCCAACCGCTCGTCGCTGGCGCCAAGTACACAGCCTGCGGCAATCCAAACACATCTTCGATACAGGTAATACGCACACGACCGTCGGTGAGCGTCCCGAAACTGATCTGGACAACACGACAGACGATCTGCTCGATCTGCAATTCGGGCCATGCGAGTTTGAACACATCGCCGATGTTGAGCGACGCGGCTGCGCGATTCGCGACTAGCGTCACCTTAGCCAGCGTCGAGGAGAGCTGGCGTAAGTCGCGCATCGCAAGACGGGCTGCCAAGGCGCCATTCGTCACGCCCTCATAACTCACCTTGGCGTCTTTGACCTCGCCGAAGTTACGCTCAATCCCGGCGATGTCTTGCACCGCGATCGAAACACTCTTATCGGTTTCTCGATCGTGATAGGACAACGTGACCTGGTTGACGAGCTCCTCGGGTAGCGTCCGCTCGAAGGATTCGAGCGCGAGGATGTTCGACTCATCGAGAGTCAGAATCGTCGCTACCGCGTAGTCATCGCGGGTGAGCTTCACAGTGAAGAGCCCCGTTCGAGGACTCACGTAAAGCGATCCGTCGATATGCTGAAGCACGCGCTCGATCAGCGTATCGATGTCCTGCGACTGATCCCACAGCAGCGAGATGCCGAACCCTTCCGTATAGAGCGTATCGGCTGCGGCGCGGAAGGCCGTGTCATCGATATCGGAGAGCCCATAACCGCGGCCCCAGACGCGATCAGTCAGGCACTCGTGAATGACGTGCGCTGGGTTCATATCGCCGTTGATCGCCGCCTTCGTGGAGTACCACTGGGGCGAGCCATCCGATCGCCGAATGATGCGTGTGAGTTCTGCACTCCACGGCTTGATATAGGGATTGAGCGCAGAGAGCTGAGGCTGTCGCAAAATGAGCGAAACTACCCCCCGAAAGGCCGGTACCGTGGCGCCAAGCTGCGAGACAAGGTAGTCGTTCTGCCCATCGCTCGCATCGCCCATCACCAGATCCACCGCACCGACGATGCCGCCCTCGCGATCATCGCCTCCGAAAAGCTCTGGCTGGTTGATTGTGATCTGTCCACTGCTCGTCTGAGCACCCGACCATGCGACGCGCTCACCAACAACGATTTTGTTTAGCGAGTCGATCGGTCCATGGCAAAGCGCTAAGTGCATGCCCGCGTAATAGCGGTAGCCGACGGTGACACCACCGGCCTTACTTCCCATCGCTCACCTGCCCCGCTACGCGCCCTTCAACGAACTCAGCAAATCGAATCGCCATCGCATCGCCGGTCGAACGTAACCATGCGGTTGATACGCCTTGAAGCCGAAACATCTCGAAGGTCACCCCTTCGCGCGGAAACCACTGACGCATCCCCGCGTTGCAGTACCCGAGCGCCTTGGCGTCTTGATGGGTTGCGATCACTTCTTGCCTCCACCCGAGCTCTTGATCGGGGTCGTACGAACATCGCCAAACCACACGCAGTTCGGTTGTTTGATGATTCGGGTGCCAAAGAGCACCGGAATCGAGCTATCGGTAGCGGCAATTGGCGCTTCCACGTCGCCCGGCTTTGGCGTGGTGGCTTTTGGGCGCGGGGCAAGCAGTGAGGAGAGCGCAGTCGTGATAACCCACACAATGAGCTGCTGCCACATCGAAAAACCTCAGACGAGTGCATCCCCTGCGAAGGGGTTTTTAACAGGGATGTACGGGAAGCCGCCGAAGTTCGGATGGTTGTTAAACTTGGCCGCGCAGGTGGCGAGTGTGTGATCGCAACCCGGATATGCCTCAAAGACGACTCCAGCAGCGAGCGAAGGGATCGGTGCAGAGAGCGTGATCGCATTGCCTGAGCTCGCAATGATCAGGCGCTGCGCGCCCGCGGCGGACAACCGCCCTCCGACGAACCATCCGCTTGGCTTCGAGAGCACGACGGCAGAGGTCACCTCAAGCCCGACTACGCTCTCAATGAAGCCCGTTGACTTGTAGTCGGCTGCATTGACCTTGCAACCGGCGTGGTAGAGCGGATGTCGGCAGTTGAGCTGATAGTTGGCTCGACGCCCCGATCTCTTGAGCGTGGTGAAGATCGGCTCGCAGCGCAGCGTGGCACTTGCATTTCCAAACACCACACTCACCACACGCCCCTTCCACCATGTGATGATCTCGTTATCGAGATCGCCCAAGTGCCCACGAAACACGGTGAGTGAAAGCACCCCATCGGGCGGAGTCGCGATAAAGGCTTCAGCAACACCGATCGTCAACGCTGCCTCGATTGTGAGCATGGCGCGCCCAAACTCCTGCGTCTGCTCAATCTCGGAGCGTCGAATGGGTGCAGGAACATAACTCTCACCTCCACGGGTGATTGCACTCTGAGCAGACGTATAGCGCCATACAGAGGTTCCGAGCGCGAATCTGTATAGCTCGACGGGTCTTCCGGCGTGAGTGCTCGCTTCAAGACTCGCATAACTCACGCGCTGATACTCCTCAGCGGTACACCCACGCGGGCAATTTGGTCCGTCTCGAAGAAGATCTCGATCGCATCACTCTCGAGCCGAGCAAGTTCTAGGAAACACACAATCTTGAAATCTCCGGCTGTCCCGGCCCGACCAAGCGAAGCGTTCAGACGCATACGCTCCACGACTCCGTCGACATACTCGAAGGCGGTGATCTGTCGCAGCGTCCACGATCCGTCGTTGTGCAGAAACGCAATATCCTCTCGCCCCGGCATCGCCGCGTAATACGTCGAGAAGCCGCGCGACTCGACCAAGATCTCTGTGGCGTCCATTGCAAACGACGCAGCGATTTCGACGCCGCGCTCCCACGTCGGCACCCAGACGGGCACCTGCCGGCCAGCGCGGGCCAGAAGCCAGCGACGCATCGCTGTGATATCGCTTCGATCGACCAAGAGGAACTCATACTGGCGAACGATAAAGGGCCGGTTGGGCGCGTCGGTGACGAACGGCGAGCCCGTTTGATAGTCGAGCACATCGGTGATCCGCTGATACTCCACCGTGACGTCCTCCACCCTGTTGGGATAGCGCAGCAAGGTGTCATAGCCGCGGTACTGCACTGCCGAACTCGTCGCTGCCACCGGCAGCACGAGATCGTCGAGTTCGAATCGAAGTTTGGCCTGCGACATCGCCGCCGTCGGTCGGGTGACGGTCTGCGAGGCTGGTAAACGCGCAAGTCGCGCGGGAGCGATCCACGAGCCGGCGGACCAGTTGCCGATCACCGGCCGCTTCAGTATCAACGTATTCGATGTAAGCGAGAGGATCTCAAGCGCCTCTGTCGCGCCAGCCGTATTGCCGACCACCACGAGTCCGCCGGTGTGATAGTCGAGATCCGTCGTACTGGTCTCGATGCTGGTCGCCCCTGAACTCAGGGCCGCGGATAGGCGCGATTTATCTGTCCATACCGGTACGGCATATACTCGTGAATGCCACGCGTTAAGCAGCAGATCAAGCGCACCGCGATTTCCGTGCTCGAGCACATCAAACTCAAACGAGCGCCGAGGTTGCGCCCGCAACGCCACGCGTTGCTCTGACCCATCCCGCGCGATCGACACATCGGTCAACCACTCGAACCTCTCGAGAAATCCGCTTCGCCACTCATGGAGTGTCGCCAACACAAGCACTCGCCCGTAGCTCACGGCAACATCACGCGTGCCACCAAGTGAGAAGTGCAGCGTGAGCAAGGTATCGACGAAACTCGGTCCATCGAGTGTCGCGGTCACATCGTAGGTCACATAGGCGAGCCCCCGCATGACCGTCGGCGGCATGAACCCAAGATCGAGTCCCTCGGTGTCACCATCGAGCTGATTGATCGTTACGGCGCTCGGATAAGCATTCCAGACCTCCACCGTCCGCGTCGTCGGGATGACAAGATTTCCGAACTCGATTCGGGTCGGCTGAAGATAGATTCGATAGTAGTAATCGAATGAAAACGCACCGGCTTGTGCACCACTACGCGTGGCATACGCCTCCGGCGATGGTTGATTAATGGCGATGACCCCAATCTTCACGCTGATCAGCGAGACGGAAGTGGTGTGCGCGTAATAGGTACTGCGGCCCGCGTCCCACAGGGTGTTCATCCCTGGCGCCGAACTGCCTCTCAGAAGCGCAGAGGTGGCGACACCCGTAACGGTCGCCACTTAGGTCACCTTGCGATACGCAATACCGTAGTCGTAGCTAATAGGCTCCGATCCGAGCGTGTAAGCCTTATTCCACAGTGGAAAGATTTTCCACACGTCGGTGCCGAGTGTCAGCTCATCGCCGGGACTGAAGTTTGAGATATTCAAGAAACGTACGTCCGGGAATTCCCCAAGCAGCGTCCACGTCCCGACATAGGGCGATCGATTGATACCAACGTAACACGGCAACATCGGCGCCACTCCGTTGAAGTTTTGAGGCGAGCAGTGATAGCCGAGGTCATGCCCTAATGAGTTCAGCGTCACTTGAGCACCACCCGACACATAGCCGGCACGCGCGGTGACGACGTTGGAGTACACCGCGCACCCGTACGTGTCGTACTGCGTAGAGTCGTAGTAAGTGCCGTTGGTAAGAATCCGCCACCCGACCGACCAACCATCGATATCCGCTCTCACGTAAGTCCCGGCATAGGCGTTCGACGCTGCCTGTGCTCGCGTCGGTCCTTGAGAATTGGCGCCGAAGGGAACCAACTGGTTTGTGAGATTGAAAGCGCTCGCGGTCGTCGTGAAAGACTCAACCGGTGTTCCGGCCGTCAGGTACTGACCCCCGGTAAATGAGCCGTACTTGTTGATGAATCCGAATGACAGATGCCTGAAGCGCCCCGTCGTCTCCTCGATGACCACATGAATGAAGTCACCGTTTGAAAATAAGTGATAGCCATAAATCGACGTCGCAAGAGGACCGACCAGTGCATATTTTCGGTTATTGGTTTGCAGATTAGCGGCCGTGCCGGCAGCGAAGCTATCGCACACCCACGCCTCGAGGCACGAGTAGGTCCCATTCACGCCGTTCTTGTAGAGCTTTTTGTTAAACGCGAATAACTGATAAGACACGCCGTTTTTGGTGAGCACCACACGATTACTCGATACACTCGTCTCGGACTGATTCTTGTAGGCGTCCGAGCTACTAAGCGATGAGACCAAAGACGACGTGCTCACATGCGTGGTGATGCCAATATTGGTGATTGACGAGAACGCCAAGGTAAACGTGTCCGTCGCACTGGCGGTCCAACCATTGGCAACCGCAAAGTTTTTGATTGCGGTCAGAAGCGTGTTGATATCAGCGGAGGCTCCGGTGCTATACGCCATGAGTTCCTCCTACACGAGATGAATTGCCGCAAAGCGCGCAGCATTGGTGGAACTCGCCGCTTGAACGGCAAGATGCGATTGCCCGGATACGGTGACGGTATCCCCGGCGGCGATACCGAATCCGGGCACTGCCGAAACGCCCTGGAGTTCCCCCCACACCGTGAACGGCATCGTGCTGGCGGCGTTATATAAAATGGCTGGCAGGATCGGAGTCGATCCATTCGGGAGCTGGGTCAGCGCCCCGAGTTCATTTCGCCCTACTGTGCCCTTTTTGGACTCAATCGACAGCGCCCAAGGCCAGGTTCGCCCGGTGTACGAAGTATCAAACCGGTTCGTGCCCACCCAGCCACCGCTTGGTTGCAGGATGCCGGCACCGAAGCTGCTGTACTCACCTTCATTGCGCCAAAAGGCGGAGCCGGCGATATCGAGATCCGAACTTTGGTAGTTGTCGCCCCGCGAAGTGTTGGCGCCGATAAAGAGCGGATACGGATACTGCGACGGCGTGCCGTAAGGCATGAAGAATCCGGCATAGAGCGAACCCCAGTAGGCCGAGGACTTGGCGATGACGATGAACCGCCGACCATTGGCGATAAACCAATAGCTGATCGCGCTATTGAAGATCGGCATGCGCGGCAAGATGCCGAGGGAACCCGCGCCGCTTTGAATGCTGCCCGGCTGCGACTCAGGGTTGATGATTGGAATACTGCTCAGCCATGACTGGGAGCCAAGCACTCGAATCGAATAGGCCGGTGCGGCGGCATCGGCGAGCAACGAGATCTGGACGTAGATCGCATCGCCGGCGGAGGAGCCCGGTCCCCGTAGTTCAGCCAAGTCGCGCTTTGTATCGGCGGTAAAGGTATCGCGCCGAAGGAGCGTCCACGCCTCCCCTGCCGCTACGAGCGACGCGTTCGTCGTCAAGAACGTGATCAGTTTGTTGAAAAGATCACTCGCGTTCGTCGAGGTCCCTGAAGTCCACGCCATCGTTAGCGACCGAGAATGTTGCGTACCGATGTCGCGTTACGCTGGATCAGATTCATCACCACACGCTCTCCTGCGCTACTGTTGAGATAGTCCGCTGCCATCGCCGGATCAATCACATTGACGATCCGGATGTTTTGTCCCGATGCGAGCGGCTCTGCGGGCGTCGTCACGAGCCCACCTGACGCAAAGGCCAGAGCGGGACCTCTCACTTGCGGACCGATCGATAAGCCGTTGAGCGCATCCAGAAAAGACACTCCGACGCGACTGACCGCCCGAGCATTGATCACGTACTCGCCATCAGAGAGTCGCGCCGGAATGGAGTCGCTCGTTGAACTTCCGGGGCCGCGGACATAGCCCCCTGATGCAAAGCCGAGAAGCGACGAGATGAACGCCCCTAATCCGCCCCCACCCCCGCCTGTGGGACTACCAAAGAGCCGCGCAAAGAGCGATTCGGCAAGCTTTTGCGAGGCAATCCGATTTATCGCTTGGAGCACCGATCGGGCGAAATCGCCAAATGCATCCTTGGCGGA